GAAACGCTCAGGGATGAACTGCAGGAGCTCCTTGATGAAGAACAGGAGTATTTTGACAACCTCCCCGAAAACCTCCAGAGCGGCGAACGCTACGAAGCCTCTGAAGAGGCAGTAGATGCCCTAACCGAAGGCGTAGACAGCCTTGAAAGTGCCGTCAGTAGTTTACAAAACATCATTGACAGATGAAAAGGTTCGTCCTGTTCTACACCCCAAAAGGTGTTGAAAACGGAATCATTGATGAGTCAATGGTCCCTTACTGGCGGGTGGCCATGTTTATGTACAGAGGCGGGACGGTAACGCTAACGGCGTGCATGAATTAAAAATGAGGTATGGGTTACTGAAATGTAGCCCATACCTTGTTTTATGAGTAAACATGTCTAACCTAATAAAACAAAAATGGAACAAGAAAAGAGTGAAATCATTCATCAATGGATAACCGAGGCCAATATGGCCGAAGATATTCGTGAGCGAATTAGAAAAGCAAATGAACCAAGACCTATCGTCTGTCCTGACAAGCCTGTTATCGTTCTACCTATGAATGTAACAGGCAGAGAACTGAAAACATTGAAAAAACAAAATGGTAAGACATTGATTGGTGTCTTCCCGCACTTACATTAAAAATGGCAACCCTGAAATTCTCTGATGGGCAAACCTTTGAAGTTGATTCAAAGCCCCATATCGAAGAACGGGCTGAGGGCCTATACGTTGTTGGCAAGGGCTTTCTTGTACCTTGTTCAACACAGGCAGAGGCTGAAGAAATGCTAAAAATACTTGTATCAAAAAGTAAGAACCACACAACTGTTTAAAACAGCCAGGGACAATCCCGTGAAAGCCGGGATCGGCAGAAGTGATTCTGTCGCTCCGCTCAATGTTTGTTTTGATGTCTAACTAAAAAATCTAAGAAAATGACAAACAAAATTGAAGAGGCTGTCGTGTCCTACAATCACGATGCAAAAGGCACCCTTGATGGTGTTCTTGTCAACGGAACCACAGTTCATGAAATCCTGCAGAGCATCCCTGGTGACCGGGGATATGAAATCTTGGAAGAAGTCAAAAAACTCCTTCAGGATGGAATGGCAAAAATGACCCTGCATGACCTGTTAACCTCCTACGTGGCAAGCAGGAACAACTCACTGGTAATAAGGCGGATTGAAGAAGAAACCATCTTCCTATTTCTACTGGGCCAGGTTTTTCTCAGTGAAACCGGTGACATGCACTTTGCTACGATGCTTGCCAAAAGAATACTGGTCGGCTCACAGGAAAAGCAGAGTATCACACAAACAATTGAAGAATTCTGCCAAAGCTACAATGAGGAAACAGAAAAGGAAACCCCCATGCCCTTACCCGTTATCTCAATCCTGATGCTCGGATTATTCGGAGCAACCGTGAAATTGATGAAAAACCCAATGTTCATGCTTTCCCTATTAATAGAAGGGGCAAGAGGATGAAAGAGCGATTTATTCAATTCCTGATGGATGAGGGCGTCTATGACGCCTTCATTCTTAATCTCAAGAGGGACCACCTGCTGGAACCCACCTTGGAGACATATCTTGACACCATCCAACCCGGATCTATCAACAACCTGGTTGCCTGTGCCTTTCGCTGGCAACCTACAAAGGAAGAACATGCCTATTGGAAGGCTATTGACGCGAAGTGGCAAGCCTTCTGCGGTGTACACAATACCAACCTAATAAATTATGCCCTCCCATAAAATCATATCAATCGTACAGATTGGGTATGCTAAAGTTACCTTTAAATCTGATAAGCACCATCATGAACTTCTTGACACCGAAGTCTATGTGGGGGATATCTTCATCTGCTCTATCGCAGGCTCCTCAATCTCTTTTTTCATAGAGGATCTAAAAGAACTTATTCAAAAATACAGAATCTGACAAAAAAGAATGATTTCACAGGAAACGAAAGACTGGGCCTCCAAAAAGTTTGACATCCCAGCAAAAGACATTGTTTGGTACAATCATGGCAGTTGTTATGACCGTATCATTGTAAAAACCGAAGAATCTGCCAAGAAGGTTCATGAAAAAGTCAAAGGGGAACGTGTCAATGGTGGAATGCTAGATGGAATGCCTCTTGGTGGTATTTCAAAACTTAAAAGCCAAGATGGCATTATAGAATATGATGTAACCTGTTAACAATTAACAAAATGAAAAGCGTAAGAAAACAGATTGAAAGCAATGTCAGGGCCTACCATGGTAGTATCCCAGACGAAGTGCCAGGAAGACAATTAAGCAAGCAACAACTCCAGGATCTTTGGAATGAAAAGATAGTAACCATGGAAATTGTTGAACTACTCAGATATGCCCATCCAAGTGACCGGGCAGAGCTCGCCTACAAAGCAATGGAAGAAGGGTTAATCACGAAAGCCGAAGCTTCTGAATTTACCAAAACAGTCCGATTCACGGAAAAATAAAAACCTTAAAAATCTAAGAAAATGAAAATGAGTGAAGCAAACAAAAAAGTTCTTCAGGAGACCGTCTCAAATGTACTGGAATCTATGGAAGAAATTGAGACCCTGTCGAACAGGATTGAAAACACCAACCTCACAACAGACCTTGAAGATGCCAAAGGTTATGCTAATGATGCTGTTTCTGAGGCAGAAAAGGCGGAGGCCGCCGCAGAAAAGGCTCTTGGTTCTATTGAAGATGTACAAGGTGACATTAGCCACATCCAGGAAGAAATCTCACAAATCAAAAGCTGGATTCACACAATCATGGATCTTGTTGAACCCTTCTTACCCAAAACACCACTGGAAGTATTGGAAGAGTTTATCAAAGCACACCGTAGTACTATCCGGGGCATGTATCAAGACATGTATTCTGAAAGTGGTTCATTTAATGGTATCATCTGTGCCATTACTAAAATGGCAGAATTGTGGGAAGTCAAGTTAGATCTTGATGCCATTGACAGACCCACCCTTGAGGAAATAACAAATGAACTGTCCAAGTCATGAAAGTAATCGAATTGAAAGAGGCATTAGAAGGACTACCGGACGAGGCCGAAGTGAGATTAGCCATGCAACCATCATGGCCCTTTGAATACTCCATTGGGGATGTTATCCCTCTTGAACCAATTGAAGAAGAATTGGATGAGGAAGAAAAGAGAGATGATGATCCTGAATTTGACGGCACAATCAAAGTTGTCTACCTTACGGAAGGTTCCCAGCTTGGGTACTTACCAGGGAATGCCACCGAAGCAATTGGATGGTAATTTGTTTATTATAAAAATTATTGTAAATTTACATATTATTACACACAAAAAACAAATCTAAGATGAATGACATGAAAGATGTAGTCATGGCGCGAATTGCCCAGAAACTACAAAAAGGCATGAACAATGCCGTCACTGCCACAACTCGGTTACAGGAAGAAGGGAAGATCTCCCGTGATTTTCTTTTCGATGTTGGCACTGAAAGAAAAGGCCAACAGGAACTGATAAACTTCCACCCGTATGAAGAAGTCGTGGGTGGGACGTTTCGTTTACCAAAAGAAGGTCCAACACCTTTCAAGATCAACCGCCACGCAATCGGACAGTTGTCTGCCAAGTTGGGCATACCAGGGCAGTACTTAACCACGCTCCTCTTCGGAGAAGAATGGCAACGCTCCTTGGGATACACAATACTCAACACACACAACGGTTGGTTAGACCGCAATAAAATGCTGGTGAGAACTGTTGGTGTAGAAGTCAGGGCTTTTCTTTCAGACTCTTACCGCAGGCTTGATTCCGAAATGATCTTCGGCACCCACATTGATGAGGTGTTTCAAAACGGCGGGCAGTTATCCGATGGTTACATGGATGACACACGGATCATGGTTGAAAGCATGTTACCACAACCAATCGAAGTCGCTACCGAAAGGAACGGTATCATATACCTTGCTTTCGGTGTTCGTATTGACTCCTCTGACTACGGTGTCAAAGCCCTTGAGCTCCGGCAGTTTATCATGCAAGGTGTTTGTCTCAATGGCATGGTAAGACAATCCGTACTTCGCCAAATCCACCTGGGTGCCAGACTCCCTGAGAACATGGCACTCTCCCAGAAAACGTATGAGCTTGACAGTATGACAACTGCCAGTGCCATACGAGACCTGACAAAGGATCTTTACGGTGCCCCTGCCATAAAGGAAAGGATGCTCGAAATAAAAGCAGCCACAGACCAAACGGTTGATCCTGTAAAAGAACTGACAGGTTTGTTCAGGGCAGGAAAACTTTTCAAAAGCGAAATGGAAAGTGTTGGCGAGCTCCTGATGAGAAACAGCCCTGATGATGGCCTCCAGGGAGATGCCACACTCTGGAAACTTACGCAGGGGATAACAAGTTATGCCAACCAGGAAGATGTCAGTGCCATACGTCGTATGGAACTGCAGGAAATCGCAGGTGACCTCTTCAACAGAATCAAAGATGTAGAATGACAAGTAAGAAAGCAACTCTGGCAAAGAACCAACAGGGAGAATCGGTAATTCAAATTGAGTTCCCGTACGATGTTGAGACCCTCTTCAATGTGAGATCGTTGCCTGGCAGAAAATGGCATGCCGAACAGAAATGTTGGAGTGCCCCTATCTTCCCAGACACCGTCAAACTATTGAAAGAATGGGGTTTCACTCTCGAAGAAACCCTGTTGGAAACTTTGTCCAAGAAAACGAAAGAAGAAAAAGCCAATGTGTCAAAAGTACCGTTGAAACTGAAAGGTAACTTATATCCATTCCAAATTGAGGGAGTATCCTTTATTGAAAGAAACAATGGAAGAGCTCTTCTCGCAGATGAAATGGGTTTAGGTAAAACGGTACAAGCATTGGCTTGGTTAGAAGCCCATCCCAAAAAGAGGCCAGTCATTATCGTCGTGCCCGCATCCCTGAAATTAAACTGGGCCAAAGAGGCATTAATGTGGATGACAAAACCCAATTTGGAAATTCTGACGGGAACAACACCATGGAAAGTAACAGGAGACATTATCATTATCAATTACGATGTTCTTCCAGCGTGGGTTGAAGTCCTGAAACGCAAGCATCCTCAAGTTCTTATCACGGATGAATGCCATTACTACAAAAGCAACAAAGCAATACGCACAAAGGCTATCAAGAAACTCGGGAAAGACATACCACACGTTATTGCACTATCAGGTACTCCAATTGTTAACAAGCCTATTGAAGCCTACAATGCATTGAGACTCATCAATCCAGTTTTGTTTAGCAGTTCCAGATATTACATTGACCGCTTCTGTGCACCTAAGTGGAATGGCTTTGGTTGGGACTATGGTGGGGCAACCAATACGCAAGAGCTCCATGAACTCCTAACAAGTACTGTTATGATCAGACGTCTAAAGCGTGATGTACTGCCTCAGTTGCCCCCTAAAGCACGATCGTTTGTCCCAGTACAGTTACACAACAGAGCCGAGTATCGCGACGCAGAAGAAGATTTTATAGGGTTCCTGCGTGAAACAAAGGGTGCGGAGGCTGCCCACAGGGCTTCAAACGCGGAAGCCCTTGCAAAAATCGAGGCTTTGAAACAATTATCTGTACAAGGTAAACTGGCAGAATCAATAGACTGGATCTCGGACTTCTTAGACAATGGAGAAAAACTTGTTGTCTTCGCCGTGCACAGGTTTGTGATAGATGCCTTAATGGAAAAGTTTGGTAAGATTGCCGTTAAGATTGATGGATCGGTATCACTAACCGAACGAAACAAGGCTGTTGAGTCCTTTCAAAACAATGACAAGATAAGACTCTTTGTTGGTAACATAAAAGCCGCAGGGGTAGGATTGACATTGACAGCCGCATCCAATGTAGCATTCTTAGAATTACCATGGACGCCAGGGGATCTAAGTCAAGCGGAAGACAGATGCCATAGGATCGGACAAAAAGACTCTGTCAATATCTACTTCTTATTAGCCCCTGACACCATCGAGGAACGTCTGGCACACATTCTTGACAGCAAACGAAAAGTACTTGACGCCGTACTTGACGGAGAAATAACACCACAAGAATCATTATTAACGGAACTCATAAAAGATTACATATCCTCATAAAATGGACCACATTAATCTATTACGAAAAATAGCTTGGACCTTCCACAAGAAAACTCGAGAAGACTGGGACGATTTATTTCAGGAGGCAGCCCTCGCTTATCTACAAGCACTTGACACCTACACCCCAGAAAAAGGTGCCATCTCTACCTACGTATGGCGGACTATCTACAATCACCTTGAAGACTATCGCTGTCAACTACAACGAAAACACTATGGCAATGGTTTGGAATCGTACGAAGATGCCTTTAAGTATGAGACCGAAACGCCTGAGTTCTATTGGGAAGGGTTGACAGAGGAAGCCCATGAAATAGCGAAGTTAGTCTTGAAATCCTACAAGAAATTTGCCAGCATGCCTTCTTACAAAGCGTACCATCGTGTGCGAAAAATGATGGCAGCAAGAGGCTGGGATCCTATCAAAATTGAGAAAGGTATCGAAGATTTAGAAGCGGCCTTTTCTTGACAGTGAAATTAAAATGGTATTCGTATAACATATTTTTAACAATTTAAAATCAAAAATCATGAAAGTACAAATTAAAGATTTGCACCCAAATCCTTATCGGGATATGGAACATTATCCTATTGATCAGGATAAAATTCAAAGCCTAAAAGATTCTATTGAACAGACTGGCTTCTGGGATAACATCCTTGCCAGGGAAATCAATGGAGTAATCCAAATTGCGTATGGACATCACAGGCTTGAAGCACTCAAACAGGTTATGAAACCTACTGACTATGTAGATATTCCAGTAAAGAAACTGGATGATGCCACAATGATTCAGATTATGGCTAATGAAAATATGGAGCAGTGGGAGATGCGACCAGGCGTAATAAATGAAACAGTAAAAGTTGCGCGGGACTTCCTCAATGCAGAGCTTGCGAAGTATAAGAGCTGGGAGGATGCCCGTTTAACCTTAATAAATTTATTAGGGTTAAATGAAACCAAATATCCTGAAAGAGAATTTCAAAAACTTAAGGCTCAAGGTGTCGGCCAAACCACCATACTGAAGTTTCTTGGAAAGGGGTGGAAACAAGGAACAATACAAAGTGCCTTAGATACATTGGATGCAGAAGAAATTGATCGTAAAGCAGTAGAAGCCTTTGATAATACCTATCAAGGTAACGAATTTAAAAAAGCTATTCGCACTCTTAAAAAGGAAGGTACAACCGTACCCAAAAAACAACAAATGAAATTGGTAGACAAAGTAAAAGAAAGGCTTACGGAAAACAAAGGAAAGAATCTTGGGGGTGGTAAAATATCCAATCCAATACAAACCATTGTAAGACAAGAAGTAGAAGGATTGGATGAGCTTGATGCTAATATTAAGGATCTACAGTTAGAAATAGAAGCTCTTACCAAAGCAGCAGAAAAACTATCAGACAAGGTAGGTGTATTAAATGGAAAGTTACACGCTATGGGTGTGACCGAATTAAAAAGCCTTTCCACAATGTTTACCATCGGTAGCTTTGCCGTATTATTTACCAATGTTTCTGTATTGGCAAAGTACTTTGGATTTGATTTTAATAACATAAAAGAAGAGTAAAATGAAAAACAGTGTTTATGCTTTAAGAAAAACAGACAAGAACAAAATGGAAAATCTTGCCGAAAGAATTTTTCAAGAACGAGAATCCTTAATTGGAAGAATTATTGGATGGGATCAATTTACAGAAAAATATATGAAACTGCCGATCCCCAACACTGACTTAGAAAGAATTCAATGTGTACAATATAGGACTACTTGGATTGATGCTCTTAATAAGGTAATGGTAAAACAAAAATATGCATGCAAACTTTTCGTAGTCTTTAATCAAGGCATTTCCATACTTATAAATGGATCGGCCTCTGAATTAACAATAAGGAAAAGAACACGGAAAATATCAAATGTACTTGGATCAACAATAGAAGCCGTGGATGATCTAAAAGAATGTTTCCCAGAAGCTGCTAAATTGTTAGATGCCTTCTCTAAAATAACCGTAGAAAATTTATACGCGTTCAGTGGTCGGATTGATAATTCTAAATTACCTATTTCAATAAAGAGAGAACTAAAAAAGATTATTCAGAAAAGCTTACCACCGGCCGAGGACTAATGGACATCCTACAACTGTATCATGATTTTGGCATTCCGCATTTGACGGAAGGTCATAAGCATTGCCGACCTGGTTGGGTCAATACCCCTTGCCCTTGGTGTATTGGCAACCCGGGATACCATCTCGGTTTTGACCTACACAATGAGCACTATTATTGTTGGCGTTGTGGTTGGCACCCTATCGTGCCTACAATAGCAAAGATGATAAAATTAAGTTTAGGAGAGACGGCCACATTGATAAGACAATACGGTATTATCTTTGCAAAGCCTAAAGAACAACTGACAGATGCCCCTACCAAGCCACATCAAATGCCCTCAGGGACAGGACCTTTAGAAAAGAACCACAGGAAATATCTACTTGACAGGGGTTTCGACCCCGACCTAATTATCCGACAATGGAATGTCGTCGGTACGGGTCCTTATTCTACCCTGGATCACTTATCTTTTAAGCATCGGATAATTATACCTATCCTGTGGGACAACACAGCAGCGTCCTTTACATCGCGGGATATCACAGGTAAGAGTCCCTTTAAATATATTACCTGCCCCAAAGATCGCGAAGTTATCTTCCACAAGAATATATTGTACGGGCGTCAAGACAAATGGAAAGGCACAGGTATCTGTGTCGAGGGTCCTACTGATGTCTGGCGTCTGGGATACGATGCCTTTGCCACCTTCGGCATTGAGTTTAAACAAACTCAAGTCAGGGCAATTGCCAAACACTTTACCAAGGTTGCCGTTATGTACGATGACGACCCTCAAGCCATAATACAGGCAAACAAACTTGTCGCCGAATTAAAGTTTCGCGGAGTTGATGCCTTCCGTGTACCAATTGTTGGTGACCCCGGTGGGTTGTCACAAGAAGAAGCTGATTACCTTGTAAAACAAATCATATGAAAAAAACTAAGATTACTGAACACGAAAAATGCCCTATGAACTCTACCAGAAAGAAGACAGTTTATGTCACGATGCCTGAAGGGCTACTCAAGAAAGAATTGGTTCCTATGTCATTCACTGACATTGATATAATCCGCTTTTTACACATGAAGTATGGCCGAACCATGTGGGTTGACTACCGTATTATGAAAGTTGCGTGAACGACATTCATCGGTATAATTGTGTAAAGATCAAGTGAATAAATGTTCTCAAAAATTTTTCGTATAATATGTTTGTAAATTCCAAAAACGGTCTTTATATTTGTTACTTACAACGCCCTGTAACACCTGAATAGTCGGATGATGGAAAAGATATTTTGTTTCCAGTTTTCTTAGGTTTGTATCAGAAGGGAGTACCTGCCGACTCAGGGAAACCTTCTGATATTTTCACTATACGCCCTAACAATGCAACGAACTAAATTTATAGAAAAGAAACACAATATACCCTTGACACTCGACATTGAGTTTTGTCAAGATAATGGAAATGTAATTATCACGATACCCTCAAGCAATTTTCGCACACAAAAATCTTTTACAAATCTCGATCGATACCTCCTTGACACCGTCAATAGGATTCGCTCCCAAAACCAAGGGCAGTCAATAACATCAAGGGTGTCAAAAGATTTATTTTTATATTTACTCTTAAGAATATATCTTTGTTGGCACAACGAAGTTGTGCCCCAACCAGAAGAAGGAAAAGTGCCAGGCAGCATTTCTTCCAAAAAGATAGACAGGATTGATACCCCTTCCATAAATCAAGGGATGTCTGTAGCCTCCAAGAGAAAGCCTAAGTCAAGCGGTTTTCCTTTTCTTGATACCTCGACAACAAAACCTGTCCAAAAACCAAAGCTATCCAAGGTCGAACGAACCGAGTCTTGGCTGCCTTTCGCAAAAAGGTTGAGTGAGATTATACAGAAGAAAAAGAACATCAAGTATTCTAAGCAACATCTTCTCCAATGGGCTGACGAGATTAGAAAGCTATCTGAGATACAAGGTATCGAGATGGAAAGAATAGACAAGGTTTTAGATTGGTACGACAAGAACATGGGAGGTGAGTATGTGCCAATAATCGAGTCAGGGTATTCGCTGCGTCTAAAATTTATGCGATTAGAAGATGCCATGACAAGAGTAGAATACGGTTCTTCCAACCAAAAGAAGTTTGTAATTGATGACGGCATCAGGTACAACCTATGCCCTGACGGTTATTATCGCGACACCTATGGCAACCTTTACATTGAGTAGACATGATTGAAAGAAAAATACTAATCGGCTTAATCACTTCTACAGAGTTTCTTAGAAAGGTCAAACCTATTTGGAATATCACCTTACTTGAGTCTATCACTGCCAAGAGGCTTGCCACCTGGATTTGGGAGTACTTTGACAAGTATAACGAAGCCCCTGGCAAAGGTATCGAGGCAATTTACTTGTCAAAGGTTCGAGACAACAAGATACCAAAAGACATTGCCGAAGAAATAGAACAAGACATCTTACCATCCTTGAGTAAAGAGTTTGTCTCGGAAGGGGTAGACAGCCAATTCTTATTTGACGAAACGGAAAAGTACTTCAATGAAAGACATCTCCGTTTGTTGTCTCAAACCATTGAAGGATTGGTAGGGGAAGGTAAGACAGAGGATGCGGTAGAATTGATACGCAGTTTCAAGCCTATTGAATCGGGCGGGGTTACACTGACATCGTTTATCAAGACAGCTTCTCAGATACGCAGACACAGGAAAGATCCGCCAAGGATGCTATTGTCACCTTGGTTACGAGAAGGGCAGTTGACAATCTTGTATGGCAATTATGGATCGGGTAAATCGTTATTGACAATATCTATCGGGTACCTTCTTGGCCTAAAAGAGTTCGATCGAGAGGAATGTGATATCGGTACTTGGCAAGTTAAGCACAACACAGGCTGCTTGTACGTTGACGGGGAGTTAGGTGAGCAAGAGATGGAAGAAAGAGTTTCTCAATTTGAATGGTTAGGGAAACAACAGAAAGACTACCGTATTCAAATCCTGTCAATCCCAGAGTATCAATTAGCCACGGAAGATTCCTTCTACCTTGCCAAACGAGAGAACCAATTAAAGCTACTTCGTTGGCTGAAAGAGAACCCAACTTACAAGTTGATTGTCTTGGATAGTGCTAGCACCCTGTTTGGGCTTGAGGAAGAGAACAGCAATAGCGAATGGAACGTGAAAATAAGCCCCCTCCTGAGAGATCTCCGAGCACTCGATGTAGCATGCCTGCTCTTACACCACTCTGGTAAAGACGGCAAAAAGGGTTTACGGGGCGCATCGGCCATGGGTGCTATGGCACATAACATCTTCCGATTGACAAATCACACCCGTAAAAACCCAGACGCTGGAGAAGCCTGGTTTACAATCATGAAAGATAAGCAACGCTCCGGAGGTTTTGGTTTTAAAACTTTCTCACTGCATTATACACAAACTGAAGACAAACAAGATACAAGTTGGGAAGCAACAGAAAACAATTGATATGAGTACCGAACAAATCATTTTGAAATTACAGTCAGTCCGAGCTTCGACAAGGTCTGAGGCCAATAAGCAGTTACTGACAGAGTGTATGGACGAGCTCCGTGAGATGAGACAGCATGAAATACAACAGCAATTGTATTCAGGGCGGTTTTATGTCCGGCAGCGATTAAAGTTTAACCCTGATGCCTTTGCCAAACTTGGAATTGATATGACACCAGAAGGGCGTGCTATGCGTTTTCTTGTTAATCGAGTTGATGAGGAAGACAGACGCCTGTGGGTTGTTGATGAAGGTGGCGTTGAGAAACCAATGTGGGTTGAGATGAGCGCCGTTATGCCAGCAGATGAATAACTAACAAAGATAGGAGGAAAAATGTACATCATTAGGAAAGAATTTCATTTCTCAGCAAGCCACCAACTAAACTGCTTGCCCGAGACCCACCCTTGTTCAAGGGTACATGGCCACAATTACATTGTCACCGTTGAATTGCGACGGGAGACTTTGGACGACGTCGGATTCGTTATTGACTACCGAGCACTTGACGGAATCAAGAGAATGATTGATGACGCTTTCGACCATCAACATCTAAACGATGTTGTCATGTATAATCCTACGGCAGAAAATATAGCAAAGGACTGCTATGACATGTTCCACGAAATGATACCGGAAGTTTGTGCCGTAGAGGTATCAGAGACTCCAAAAACATCAGCAAGATATGAACCGAGTTAAAGCATTGCTCATCGTATCTTTCTTACTGTTACTCAGTTGCGAAAAGGAACCAGTAATAGTGAAGGAAGTCTTCTGCTACGATTGTTACCGACAAACAATTGAAATAGCAGAACGGGTAACCAACTATATGATTGTGTCAAGTGACACTGTCATAAATACAAAAGAATTCATTATGAAGGTTTGTATGACACCTTCAGACATGGCACAGATTGAATTGTATGAGGGGCAAAATAGTGTTATTTTTGCCAACCAAATGATTCCACCAAACACATTCGCTCGTATTAAAAGAGTAGAAATAATAAAATGTGAATAAATGGAAGCGAAACAATTGATAGAAGCCTTCCCCAAGGAGAAACGTGATCGGCCAACACATGATGAATACCTTCGTGTGTCAGAATTCTTTTACGATACTATCCAAGGGGAAGGCATCAATTTAGGACACCCTTCAGCCTTCTTACGGTTACAGGGTTGTACTTTAAATTGTGATTGGTGTGACACTACAGAAGTTTGGCGTCAAGGGAACCCTTATACGTTTGATGAATTGTACTATCTAATGGGTAACAATACCATCATTCGACAATTGCATTCTGGGCAGCATCTTGTCATTACAGGAGGCAGTCCATTGTTACAACAGAATGAATTGGTTGAATTTATTTTTGGTTTCAAACGCCAGTTTGGGTTTAAACCCTACATTGAAATTGAGAATGAATGCAGTCTTTTTCCTACCAGTGCTTTAGCTGACATTGTAGATTGTTGGAATAATTCTCCCAAACTTGAAAGCAGTGGTAATCCTCTTCAAAGAAGATACAATCCTATAATCATTGCCGATGCGGCAAGTTATCTCAATTCTTGGTTCAAATTTGTTATCACAAAACCAGAAGATTGGGATGAGATTGAGCAAAGATTCCTGCGGCCAAGATACATCAACCGTGATCAAATCATTCTTATGCCGGAAGGTATGACCAAGATTGATATAGAAAGGAATACGGAAATGGTTGTACAAATGGCTATTAGGCAGGGTGTCCTATTCCGCACACGTGAACACATTGTCTTATGGGATCGAAAAGTAGGCATCTGAAATAGAATTAGAAATTTTTTTCGTATAACATTGCTAACAACTTTTTATGTCTAATTTAAAACATTTGAAACATTATGCGCAAAATTGAAGAGCTGAGATCAGCAGCGAAAGAACTGGTTGAGACCCTTGGTCTCGTAGACGAAAACAAGGATGACATTGTCATCACTAACAAAATGAAGGAGCCCGAGTTGGTTGCCATCATTAAGGATGCCGTAAACGAACCGGGTCTCATTACCCCGGACGATGAGTTCACGGAAGAAACTCTGGAAATCATCGAAGAGTACAAGGACAAACCGAAGACGGCTGGTAAGAAGAAACCAATCTCTGCCAAAAAGGAAGAGGCAGAAGAGGCTG